TGTTTGAATTTTCGGTTCAATTCTGCTTGCTTCCAGCCCGATATTTATTTTCTTTCGTTCCCATTTATCGCACCATCGACACCTTCTGATCATATAGAAGTCATTGAGATGTTCCCAGCGCTTGACGATGGACCACCGGTGAACACAGAATCTACCGGAGTAGATACGAGAGGAATCGGGATTATTAAACAGCAATTGTGAAAACCCTAGATTTAAACAAAAAAACCCTTTACCCTGAGGGCTGGTTATTTTTTTCCCTATTGGTGATTGCGGGAGAGAAACCAGTTTGCGCTGAAGCTGCTCACCCTAAAACTCTCTCACAACGATCAAGGCTGCCTGCCGTCGGCTCGTTCTCGGGGGAACGGTGCTGTCTAATTCTCATCCCTAAGCCCCGGAGTTTCTTTGATATCGCTCTCTCCACCAGATGCTGGAGCCCGAATAAGCGGACCTTCCGCTCCCTCAACCATATCATCGATCCTTAATAAGTCAAGCGGGCATTGAAAAAATATTGCATTCTCCTTATATATATGATATATCCCCCGCATGGATAACCTTAATAATCGAATTTCCCGATTCAGCATCTACCTTGGCTACGGAGACGCTGGCAAAATCCTGCGCCAGCGGATTGAATCAGCAGCCGGCGGTAACTTGAATAGATTCATCGTCGATGCCATTCTCGAGCATCTGAAAATCAATGGGTCCAAGGACCCAAGCTCTATCATCCATAAATGAGTCTAAAGGCCCATACGATTTAGCTTGACTATGGGTGATATATCCGGCATACTATATACATGAAGCAGACCACACTAACAGGGGGAAACACAATGAAAAACAAAAAAGCGTATATGACAAAAGAAGGGACCGGACAATGGGTGATTTATCAATGGGACGAACACGTGGGATGTTACCGCTCAGGAATTTCCCAGAATTACTTCGCGGCCCGGGCAGCCATCGGCGAGATTCGGATTGAAGAGGCCACACGATGACAACCGAAAAACGCGAAGCGATCACGAAACACATTCTTACTTCGGAAGTGGCCATTGCTCAATGCACCTTAGAAATTCAGGATGCCGGACCGACGCACACAGCGGAAGCGAAGGCTGTATGCTTCGCAGCTCTTCAGCGGGCATATGCTGAGTACGATCAAACAATGGGAGGCAAATAATCATGAAAACTAAACGGGTATTGAAAACTGCATCGATCAACCATTCTACAGAGAATCGCCGAGTCAGAATCGAATTACGCCAAGACGGGGACGAATATATCTGGGTGACAACCGCTGGAAAAGCCGACACGGGAGTAAGTGGAAAAACAATAGAACTAGCAGTCATCGCAGCGCACGACTCATGGGGAATGGATTGCTGGGACCTTCGGATCAAGGGAGAATAATCATGATCCACACTACCGATCGATCCGGATATCCAGTGATGCTGATTCAAATTGCCCCAACACGTTTCCAGTCGATCACGTGGTTCGGGATCAACGCACGTTATGAAATTCTAGGGGGAAAATAATCATGGAAACACTATACACGGGAGCAGGCTATCAGATTGTATGCGACGGGAATCAGCACGCATGGACTCGTCGGACTAGAGTTCAGCCGAAGCTTGCGCGGGTATTCGCAGGAAAACCATGCGATTGTGCGCGACTCCGGTCAATGGGTATTGCCTTCCCTATGACTATGGATGATCGCCGTGCGTTAAGCTACACGTCCGAAGGGAGCAAATAATTATGGATACAAGCATATCGTCCCATGCCATCGTTGATGAAAAAGCGGGACGTGCGGAATTAATCGTGTGCGTGTGTGGTGCCAGCGCGATGACATTCGACGGAAAAACGATTGAGCATTACGCGCCGTGGCCTACTCCGTGTTTCGGACCATCCAAAGGAGATAAATAATCATGAGTACACCAAAAGAAACCACCTACAACATCGCATATGAAAAACATTCCATAGACTATGACGCTAATTGTATCGCCTATCAGGCGGAGATCGCCGACGTCGAAGCAAATTTTGAAGCGGCTGAATATGCCGCGTGGGAAGCGTATGACAAAAAACAATACTCGGATAACTGGGCGAAATCTAAAGGCCTTGCGGTACACTCCAAGGCTGAAAAATCCGCAATTTCCAGTGAGAGAGACGTGGCAATTGCCACGGCCCGAAGGTCTAGAGACGCGGCAAAAGCGTTCGTCAAGGGTGCCCACACCTACAAAGTAGTTGTTCTGGATGCCGCCCTAGAAGCGGCAAAACATGCCTCATATGATGCCGACGCCATCGCGGCGAACATCGCTCATTACAAAGCAGCCTGCGATGCCAAAAAAATTGCCGCCGATAAAGCGGCCGAATCCCCGGATAAAGTGGCCGCCGACAAAATCGCTTATACAGCATACAACGACATGAGCGAAGCTGGCAGTAGGGAGTTTAGGGCGTATTTAGCCAAATCGCACGGGGGATATTAATCATGAAAATTAATAGCGATTCCAAAATTGAAAAACTCGTTGCCGACGAAACACGGGTAGTAATCAGCGCGCCATACCTAGACCTATCAGACAAAAGCGCGCCCGTATTAGTAGCGACGAACGGCAAGGTGCTGGCGGTAGTTCCCGTCATCCCCGATACCTCGGACACTCAGGGGTATATATCAGTCGATGCAATAAAATCGTCCCGCACGCGGGAAAACAATAACGAGATTCTTGTAAACGGTACCCAAAAACTTAAATCGTGCGAAATGCCCCGTCCAGATTTGGGAGTTTTCCCAAACTGGCGTCCATTATTAGAATCAAAAAAGCCGGTTGTTGTAACAATAACAATCGACGCGGCACTGCTCTCGGCACTTGCGAAAGCAGTTTCGTCGTCTGGCGTCGTGGAGTTACAGATTCGGGAGGAATCGGATCCCGTTCATGTTCGCGGGGATATCGGTACGGGGCTACTTTGCCAAGTGAAGGGAGATAAATAATTATGAAAAAAGAATGCAATGGCTGCTTTAAACTTTTCAAGGCTACAGGTGTCCGATTCTGTAAAAACTGTCTGATTAGTTTGTCAACGTTGAAGAAAAAAGTTACGGCAATACGAAAATACGAAGAGGCGATCAGATGCCGGGACGCTTTCGGAATTCAAACGCAGGGAGACAACTAATTATGAATGAACATCTAGCCCTGTTAGAAAGAATAACGACGGCGGCCACACGATGGACGCGTTGCTGTGATTTGTGGTGTGACGGCATGGGCGGGATGCACTGTCTCGAGTGTGAGCAAAAAACATTTGCAATGCTTCGTACAGTTCAGGAAATAATTGGAGTGGACAAAGAACTAAAAGCAATTCAAAAAAAGGAGACAACTAATTATGAAAACTAAAAACTGGGGTGCAGAGGAATGCCGCGCGCCAAAACTAGCAGACGGCGACACGCTACTGTTTTCGGAGTGTGGAAGAATTTTAAATGATATTGATTATCGGGCTCACTATTTCCGGCTTGTCCGTGGGGAAAGCGGATATATTTCATTACTCGTGGAGCACGGCGGGGGAAGCGAACGGATAACAGAGTTTTGTTTCAGAAAGATACTCTCAGGACTTGAATTACTTGATAGCGACAACCGTTACCTCATGATCCATGGTATTTATCAAGCCTACTCCGAGGGGACGCGGAAGGCGCAAAAAGCTACCGCGGACATCTACCGGGCGGCATTCATTCAGGGACGCTTGAAGAAGCGGAAGGTCAAGGAAGGTATTAAAGTCTGGATTGAGCCGGATAATCGAGCGTCTGTCGAAATCGAAGGAGCAAAATAATCATGAAAACTAAAACGGAAATCAGCACGTGTCCAAATGGGTGTGGAGTTTACAAAGTGGCGCACGACTACCAGCTAAAATATTTGCCCGGCTGCTCCTGTCTGCGTATGGGATCCATCCGTCGGATGTCGGCGTGTCGGAAATCGGCGACGAAACAGCACAGGAGCTTCTGGCACGGATGGCTGAGAAGTATGCGCTGAAGGCACTACCAAACTAAGTCTAGCGCGCCGAGGCACGCCTAGCCAATTTGGTGTCGCTACCAGTATGGTCTAGAGAGATAAAAGAAGGCTTAACGGGACAAGTCATTGATTCTACAGGGAGCGAAACAATCATGAAAACACTATTAGTTATCTCCACGCTGATATTAACAGGTTGTGCCTCATTACAAACGCAATGGCAGGGCAAAGATGTTAATGCCCTGATAGACAAAATGGGCTTACCGAATAAACAGATGGAAATTGATGGAAGTGAAATATGGGAGTATGTGAGCAGCTGTAGCGGGTCCAGCTATACAAGCGCGCCTCATAACGTGTTAATAACCAGCAATTTCTCACAATGCACACATCGTGTATTCAGAATTAAACAAGGCAAAATTGTATCCGCAAAGAAGCGGTTTAAGTGATGAAAAATAAACACTTGACAACTTCAAAAATGAATTGCAAGATTACTCATATGAGAGTCCCCGCTGATAAAAGACAATTCGAAAACCTTTACAACTTTTTTCCCCGGTGTGGGCATATCTTAGCGGGTACTTTCCACCGGGGATCTTTTTTCTTCCAAGATCCATCCTCCTGTTACAAAAACATGCCAGAAAATGAAATCTCATATATGTTATCGGGCCTGCCCGATTTGCGTTTTAAGGCCCCTGTTTATGAATTAAGCGCACTCGCCCATCGTTTAGAAGCTATTGCCTCTCAAATCCGCAATGCAACGCTTTATAGCGCATTAAGCAACGCGCTCTATCAGATAAAACCCCTCATTTCCAACCTGGACAAACTCCGAAATAAATGGGCAGATGCCCGCGCCCAGACACGAAAGGAAGGCCGACCATGAGCTACTTGCTTGTAATAATTGTCACGGTTATTTTTATGTGTGTGGTTGTTTTTGCGTACGCGCTATGCCGAGTGTCAAAAGTCAGCGACGAGGCCGAATTCCTTAGGATGGAGCGCAATTTTCATATGCGCCATTTTGAAAAGGAGAATCCCAAATGACAACGCGAAATGATCCGAAACTTATTTTCAAGGGGATTACGAAACGCCGACTCAGAGCCGTTGAAAAGGTCCAGTATTGGAAATGGGAAATCCTTGAAAAGTGGTCGTGGGATTTTTTCTGGAAGGTCGTTTGATGAGAATCAGCAAGGATGATTGGCATCAAGAATTTTGCGATCAACAATGTGTTCGCGGGTATTGCTCGGATCATCGACTGATCTTTCAGTTCTGCCAGTCTGCTCAGAAAAGTTTTGAGCATGACGAATGGGGACGGTATCTGGTTATCGCCGGTGATAACGAATGCCCGACCTGCAAACACGATTACGAGAACAAAGAATTGATACGAATGATGGAAATATCCCAAAGAATTAGAGAAAACCAAAAAGGGGCTGCATGACAAATGAACTAGCAATACCACTTTCCGATCAGATGGCACAAGCAGAAGCTTTTGTGAAATCCGGCCTGTTACCCGCCAGCGTCAACACACCAGAAAAAGCGTTAGTCATTATCCAGAAGGGGCGGGAATTGAATATTCCCCCGCTTGAAGCTTTATCTAGCATCAACGTTATTCAGGGTAAACCTAGCGTTTCTCCTCAGCTAATGCTGGCCTTGGCGCGACGCACGGGCCAGCTTCACGATATTCAAATGAAGATTACAAATGACGGGGCAACGGTGACTATTACGCGCACCGGACAATCTCCCTACACCACCATGTTCGGAGTCGTTGAAGCTACCGACATGGGCCTCATCAACAAGGATAACTGGAAGAAACAATTCGGGATTATGTGTCAGTGGAGAGCCTTAGCAGCAAATCTCAGAATTACATTCCCTGACGCTATATCAGGTTTATATACCCCCGACGAGGCGGGCGCGATTATGGACGCAGAAGGAGCTTTAGTATCCCGACCTACGATCCAGATGCCGAAAGCGATTCAAAAAGATTTTGTCGAAACATCCGAAATCATCGAAAACAAGGAGCTTATATGAAAGAGCGAACAAACACGTCGGACCGATTACAACTGATCCCGGAAGGCACGCATTCATTTATGGTGGCTGGAGAAGTGAAGATTTTAAAGGTCGGGCCCAAAAAAGACATGACCATGTACATTTTCCCTGTTCAATATGCCAAGGGGCTAGGGGAACAGTCTTTTATGGCGAATCAGGCTGGCCCTATTCTGGAATTTTTAGGTGCAAAGAAAATTGGAGAGTCTCAGTATGAATGGGATACCACTGAATTTGAGGGCAAGGCATTCTTAGCCACTGTCTCTCACTTCATTGATAAGAAGGGCGTTGAACGCTCAGGGATGAAAGACGTTAAGGCCGTACCTGAAGACAATATTCCATTCTAATGCATAAGCTCGTCACGGACGAAAATAACCGCATTCTTACTGTAGATGGTGAGGGTAAGCCTCATATTACGCAAGTGCTTGCGGATCTAGGCCTATCAAAGTCATTTGAAGGGGTAGCAGACCTTGAATGGTATGCGACACGCGGCAAGGCCGTCCATGCTGCTTGTAGATTGATCAATGAGGGGTGCTTAGATGAGAAAAGTGTTGCCGAAGAGATTAAGGGATACGTCTTCGCATACCAGCAATTCATTAAAGAAAAACCAATTACAGTCATTGGCTCTGAAATTCCTCTCTATTCCGAACTCCATGACTTCTGTGGAACTTCAGACCTTTTTTGCTTTGTGGAAAACCAAAGATCTGTTATTGAAATAAAAACCACTTCAAACATTGATCCAGCCGTCGAAATACAGGTCGGAGCGCAAGCCATCCTCTGGGACGAAAACAATCAAACAAAACAAATAGAGAAACGCTACGTTCTCCAACTTAAAGCGGATGGCACCTATCGCCTCAAGGATTTAACGCATGTTCCCCCTTATCTGTTTTTAGATGCATTGAAGGTATGGCGTTGGAAGCAAACGCATAAACGCACAAAAGCACAAAAGCATAAAAGTATGTCCGCAGAAATTGAAACTTGTAAAGAGATTGCAAAGTAAATGGCTTGGATTAAATCACACAGTATTTTGTCTCGGAACAGAAAGCTTAACGAACTGGCTTTATCATTGCGAATTAAACCCGTCTACGCAATGGGGCATCTTCACGCACTCTGGCACGACGCACTTGAACAGCAGGAAGATGGCGATCTCTCCATGTGGTCCGATGCTTTGATCGCTAAATCCTCGCAATACGACGGCGACGCTCCTCGGTATGTATCCTTGCTCCAACAAACTGGATGGCTCGACAATCGCTTAATACATAGCTGGCTTGATTACGCTGGAAGATACCTCGAGTCAAAATACCACACTAGTAACCCTGAAAAACTGAGAGGGATCTGGGCTAAATATGGCTTAGTCAGACTAAAGTCTGACTGTAGTCCGCCTCTAGTCACGCTAGATAAGACTAGATTAGACAAGATAAGAAAAAACAAAACACCGACAAGTTTTTCGTTTGAAACGGTGTGGGAAAACTACCCACGGCGTGATGGGCGAAAAGCAGCACAGCGGCATTTTGAGGCATCTGTTAAGACCGAAAAAGACTGGCTGGATATACAAAAAGCCCTCAAAAACTACACCAAACAACTCGAACGCGATAGGGTGGAGCCAAAGTTCATAAAAATGGCCTCCACCTGGTTTAACAATTGGAGAGACTGGGTCGATCATTCGATTGATGTTTCTGCCTCACCAGAGGCCCCCGCATGGATGAGTCAGTGACGTTTGAAAACTACTCGGGGCCCGATCGTGTTGTCTCGTCAGTCGTGTTTAATCAGATGCTACAGGACCGTCCTGCAATCCCAAAACACAAAATGGGAATTACAGAACTGGATTCTGCACTTGATGGGTTTGAACCCGGAGAGTTAATCGTTATTAGCGGACCAACGGCAATGGGAAAAACTACGTTGTGCGATACCATCGTTCAAAATCTGAACAAACAAGATAAAAAGTCTATTTTTTTCACGTTTGAAGTGACCCCCGCAAAGATGATCCAAAATCACAAAGACCCAGAGAATTGCGTTTATTTGCCTCTTGAACATAAAGCCATGGATTTGAACTGGCTTAGAGACAGGGTCGATGAAGCTATCGCGAAATACAAAGTGACAGCGGTTTTTATCGACCATCTGCACTATGTTATTGACATGACAAGCAATCGAAATATGAGCCTGGAAATCGGAGCCACGATGAGGTTTTTAAAGCGTGACGTGGCCTTGGCTCTTAGTATTCCTGTCTTTATCGTGTGCCATGCTTCAAAGGTGCCTTTTGACCAAGAGCCCTCGATGGCACATCTGCGCGATTCAAGCTTCGTTGCTCAGGAAGCCGACACCGTTCTGATTGTGTTTAGACGCTTCGACAAAGACTTCATGGGAAAACCACAAAAAACGATGTTACAGGGACTCTCGACAATAAAAATTGACAAAGCTCGGCGAACGGGAGCTATGGGCGTAAAAATAAAAGTGAGAAAGGATGGAAATAAGCTTGTCCCCTCTATTGATGAACCAGAAGAAAATGACAGTTCAGAACTTACGACAAGAGTTGAAAAAAAGAGTTACAGATATGGAGCCTATTAGCGTGGATGAAATGGAAATGGTCAATACGTTTTCACGGATGGAAACGATGAAAAAAAATACACGCGAAATGACTGCATTTTTATTTGGAGATCTTCCCCCCTCTACTCATGAAGCGTGTGATGTTTATGACCACCTTGCGATTGATTGGGTTTACGGAAGCCAGTTGGAATGGGCAGGATCTTTACCGGAAAAACAGACAAACAAAATTCTTGCTTCGATAGTTAAATGAATTTTGTTCTTAAAAAAAGGTTAACAAAATGCGATTACGTCACAAGGAAAGTCTTCGAAGATTTAAAGCCCATTATGCGTTTAGCAGAACCCTATGGCTGGTTGGCCGAATCTGTGGATGGCTTGGCGAAAAGTTTATCAGTCTCTCGCTCTATGCTTTATCGGTCTCTTGCAACGCTAAAAAAGAACGGAATTCTGCGGCAGGGGAAATCGAGCCTTTATTGCCCCTTCATTGTTGCGGAAATAACGGGCAGAGTGAATCAGTGAAGCCTGAGCTGACTTGTCCTTCCTGTAAACGCAAGGTGGATGAACTGAGAGAGGTTGTGGCAATGGATGGACCGCTCTGGATAAAAGCCATTCGTTGCGTCGACTGTATGGATATCGCGCTGGAACACCTCTACCAGCTTGAACAGTTTAGAGAAAACTGATGCGTCATAAACACAAATGCCCTAAATGCCGTAATCGTTTCTTCTGCCTGAATCCTAATTGCGAAAGAGTTCTTGGAAATCCGCTCTGTAAACGGTGCTGGAATAAGATTGTGAAGCAACAGTGAGCGCGAAATCTAAAGGAAATCAGTTTGAAATTGAGGCAAAGAACCAGCTTGAAATGAGCGGCTGGCAAGTGTTTCGTTGTCACCGTAAACCCATATTTATGAAGGGTCGCATGATTACAAAAGGGGCCGATATCTTTGGCTGCGACCTCGTGGCTAAGAAACTAGGGGAAAAATCCAGGTGGATTCAGGTTTCAGTGATCGGGGCACGTTCCGCAAAAGTCAAGCAGGTCCTGATTTTCCCATGGACTCTGGAATATGAGCAGGTCGAACTGTGGTTAAGGGTTAAGGGTAATAAGAATTTCAGGAAGTTCATGCTGATGAAAGACGGCTATGGCGAACTCGAATTTGTTGAGTATGTCGGTCGGGATATGTCGACTGATAATAATGAAATTAAGAACTGATTTTGTCTCTGGTAGTTTTTGGGATGTTCCGAAAAGGCCACCGTTGTCTCGTGCGCTTTCCAATTCGGATATGGACATCCCTCATATTTCCCCGTATCCGTAGGCACCGTTCCCGTCCGGCAGATGGGCGTTGTTCACTAAATGCGCTACTTGAGAAGCGGATGCGGGGATTCATTTGAGAGTCAGAAGTGTTGCCGGTAGCACGACAGTCTCCAAAACTGTGGGACAGGGTTCGACTCCCTGCTGGCTCGATTTTCAGAAGTCAAAATAAAAGGAGGATACAAATGAGATGAAAAAGTTATCCGTTACAACGGAAGAACGGTTTTTGATAGAGAGTGTCAAACAGCGTGCTATTCGTGACAGTGGCCGCATTTATAAGGACGCACCAACCCTCAGAGAATCCTACTTGGGGTGGGAATCATGGCGTATGGCTGATCTGGCTGAAAGATTGGCGGATGAATTGGAGGCTAAACCATGATTATCAATCGGAAATGGCTGGAACGTCATAATGCGTGCAATAACGGCAAAGAATGGTTTCTTGCTCAGAGAATTACAGATCCAGTCGACGGACTGATAAACCTGATTCAGAACGACAAACTAGACTGGGCAAATTGGCTCATCTTGCGTGTGATGACCAAACACCAGTGTTTGGCCTATAAGATATTTTCAGCTGAGCAAGTGCTACCTATTTATGAGGCAAAACATCCAAAGGAACTAGAGCCACGCAAGGCTCTTGAGGCTGCAAAGGCTGTATTGGTGAATGATACGGAGAAGACAAGAAGGGCAGCCGCCGCCTACATTGCCTACGCCAACTACGCATCATCCACTTACGCCGCCGACCCCGTAGCCGACTACGCATGGCACGCCGCCTACGATTACGTCTACGCCCACACCGCAGCCGCCGCCATCAACGCCAAAAAACAGATGCACCTTAAAATCCTGAACTATGGGGTGAGTTTATTGGAGGAGGAACCATGATTATCAATCGGAAATGGCTGGAACGTCATGATGCGTGCAGTGACGTCAAAAAATGGTTTCTTGCTCAGGGAATTACAGATCCAGTCGACGGACTGATAAACCTGGTTCGGAACGACAAAATAGATTGGGCAAATTGGCTCATCGTGCGTGTAATGACCTGGCCACAGTGTTTGTCCTATTCGATATTTTCAGCTGAGCAGGTGCTACATATTTATGAGGCAGAAAATCCAAAAGATCTACTGTTGCGCAAGGCGATTACGGCTGCAAAGACTGTATTGGCGAATGATACGGTGGCGACAAGAAGGGCAGCCAACGCATCAGCCTACTCCTCAGCCGACGCATCAGCCGACTACGCCTACGCCGCCGACGCCAACACATCAGCCGCCGTCGCCGACAACGCCGCCGTCGCCGCCAAAAAACAGATGCAGCTTAAAATCCTGAGCTATGGGCTGAGTTTATTGGAGGAGGAATTGTGAGTGACTGCAAACACTGCGGCAGTTCCGTAGCGGAGGCTGTGCAAACCGCCCTGGAAGATCCTGATGCGAAGATATTTGGGCTCACCAAAAAACAGATTCTCGAACTGGAAAGATGGCGCACTATGAAGAATATCCCTCTTCTGTGGGTGGATCATTATTTGAGTACGAATACGAAGGCAGCCGTTCGATTTGCCCGTCAGGAAGCTTTTCAGGAAATGCTGCGAATTGGTGACGACAACATGCCGGAACTGAACGATATCCACCCACAGTTAAAACGTTTTTTAGAACTCATTCGATCCCGCGCCAAACAAGAGGAGAACGCATGATTCCTTTGACATTCACAGACGAAGATTTAAGGCTAATGAAAAAAGCATTAGACGGGAAAGACTATATCCCGGAAGTCTGGACGACCGATATTTCAGCCCTCATTGCCAGGCTGGAAGCGGCTGAGAAGGTAGTCGCCTGCCACATTCTCCTGGAACGAGAGATGATTAATTACGACTCGTTTATGTCGAACCTCAAAGCCTGGCGCGAGGTGGCTGGGAAACAACCAAAAGGCCAGAACGCTACTTGATGACCTGTGTGGATGTCTTGTTTAGAACAATGCCAACTGCGCCCAAAAGCGAGTAAATAAACGGGGGGATGTTCGGGAATCCAAAATACACGGCTGCCGACTCATACGCCCCGATCAGAACAATTGCAACCCCGTTCCAAATGCGTTTTGATGTGTACCAGTTTTTCGATCCAACTAACCGTGTTTCTGCCATATCATTCTCCAATTTTATTTTGCTCTTAATGAACCTTCCTGCAATCCACGCAAACAATTTCATTACTTAGACTTAATCGCAGCTGCATCAATCGCCGCCTGAATGTCTGCATTGTCTCCGGTGATGTTCGCCGATATTGCGCTGATCGCCGCCACTTCTGCCGAGAAGTCCTCCGCGTTGGGAATAATCTCGATCTTTGCAATCAGATCATTAACCGCCGTAATCAACTGCCCCACTTGGGCCTTGTCTGCTGTGATCGTCGCGTCTAATTCCGAAATTGCTGCCTGTAATTCAACGAGTGTCTGTGCCATGTTTTTGTTGCTCCTTTTATTTTGTTCACTGATAAGAACCAGTGCTGATATTACAGTGAAAAACAAAATGTAAATCACGGTAGTATTTTAGGCGGTATCCCACCCCGTTGCGTGATGGTGCTTTTAATAACATCATACCCGGTCAGGCACCCCTCTAGAAATGCGTTGGCAGTGCCTGTTTGATTCGTTTTATAGCCTCCGCACGTATTCGTTGACGAAGCATCGACCTTGTAGAAATTGATTAGTTGAAGGTTTGAATAGCGTTCTTCTTCCATCCCCATCACAAACCCATATGTCATGCAGCGATCAACCGCTGTCGCATTGGCAATAGGAGAGCTGATAATCGGCGGTGAATAGTTTGTGTTTTTACCTAAAACAGTCAGGGCAAACGTATTTGCGAAAAATGGACTCTTAACTAAAGTCGCTTTATATTGGGCTGTTGCAGAAGCAATGAATTCTGATTCAAGCGTGGCCGCCGAAGTCGAGAAGTAAACGTTAACGGTTGCTTCTGCCGAGGCTGAAAAGAATAATCCGGCCCAGATAAATAGTAAACGACGAATCGTTTTATTCTTCTTTTGTCCGAGTTTTTTGTTACCCCGCATAAGCAACGGCAAAATGAAACATTTGGGTCTAAAAAAAAATGAACCCCATCCGAACAGCATAGAACTTTCAAAAGCAGAGTCGGTCCAACCTTTATCGTTTCCATTCATTTACTCATCTCCGATGCGGAATATCCACCTAAAATAGTCAGCCAAACCTCTTCTTGGGGATCCTTAAACAAAGGCAGAATCACCTTGTCCATTGCATCAATGCTCCGATAGACGCTAATCTTTTCCGCGTTACGAGCCTTGTCAAACCCAGGTAAAAAACATCCATCCGTATCCTCGACCACGTTACCGCTGTGAAAACGGATTCCAAAAAAAAGAGGGACGCCGATAAGTATAGGAAGCATGCGATTGAACCGACCGCTGCGAGTGAATTCAATGCGATATCGACCGTTCGGGATAGCAGTCTTTCCATAGATTTTGACCTTTCTTACTGCATCTTCAAGGATGTTGCACTGATACTCGGAGCCAACGTAGAAGGCCCCTAGCGTCGCCTGAGTCGTGAATTCATGTCTTGCCAGGGTTGTTTCGATCACTTTTTTCCCCTTCTTCTCGAGGTGTCCCGTCCACTCGATTGTTCTGGATAACGTCAGCGAAAGGGAGCGAGACTTCAACACGGCATCCTTGCCTTGAACAGACAAGAACTTGCGCAGTAGCATTGTCAGAAAAGATCTCAAGCCTTTCATCGCAGCGAGGGCATCGCACTTACTTCCTCCTGATTTCCCTGAGAATCGCTTTTATATCCGAACGCATTTCGGGCATTTCCTTAACCACTGCTTCTAAAGTCGCAATCTGTTTTGACTGTTCGTTGTTGATCTTTTCACCGTCGTCAACGCGAACGCTGATCCCTGAAATTGTACTGCTGGCAATGCCTAACGCAAACGCGAGAGTCACAATACCCATAATCACAGGCCAGAATTTCATGGCTTTGGCTACCCCGGCGTCGTCCCATCTTTGTTTAGTGTCGGACATTTATAGGGCCCCTCCGCCTGCCAGTACCACCGATGCGGAAAATTGGCGTACCGCTGTTCCGACCCCTGTTAGAACACCTGTGGTCGGAGCTGTGCCAGAAGTCCCTGCCTCTACGGCACACCCGAGATTACTACCACCAGTGCCAAAACGTGTGAGTGTAACGGCCACTGTGTTGAAGGTTAGCGCGTAGTAATAGATGCCGGGGAGTAGACCAATCGCTGTAGTGAAAGCAGTTGTCCGTAACCCTGTCCCTGCAACAAGGACACTCCCAGAGTTGGCAAGTCTGGTCCCGTAAATATCCATGATTGCCACGTCGATACGTCCATTGACTCCTGTGGCACCAACGTCGTATCGTATTCCGGTTGCAAAGACAGGTTCGGTAACGGTCAGGGGGCAGTAGTGAGTGTTTGAGGAGATTGCCGTACCAGCGGCTGAGTTTGGTTCTGCGATATTTCCAAGGAACGCTGTCTGGTATGGCAACGGACCGTCTGCATACCACTTGGTCAGTCCGTCACTGATGAGCTTTATTTTTTGACCCGGTGCGAACATGTTGACTGCGCGTGTAGACTGGATCATGTCAGTCCCAGCAGACTCGACACGGATAATAGCTGAGGATCTATCGACCTTTGCAATCAGGATACTTTGTCCTAGCCGAGTATTCGCGGCTGGCAGAGTGAACGTAATGCGCCCGGCGTTTAAGGCGGCACTGGCAAAGATAACCGAGTCACTCCCGGTTAGTGTCGTTGTCGTTGTCACAACACGGGCCCCTGAATAGTACATCCCACTGTTAAACGATATTGTCCCAACACGGACTTCCGACTCAAAAGTCGCCGTGCTTTTGGCAGTAAAGAAATTGGTGACCGTAATGCTGGATGTGAACGTCGTAATGTTTGGTTGCAGAGCATTCGCTGTAGTAGTAAGTGATCCTCCCGCGGTCGTAATAGCACCCGTCAAAATAGGGAAGCTGGCCGCTTTGAGCTGGCCTGTGACCTCCGCACCGGTTAGGTCAATGTCAGGCCCCAGTTTCGTCACACTGGACCCGTCAATCACAGCGAGAGGCACAAAAGAGAATGCGTTTGTCTGGACGAGCTGAGTCGCCCCGTTGAACGTGTTGGCCTGTAAGGTCACACTGGACGAGTTTAGCTCAAGGAAGGCCGTCGCCCCGCCTCGGAGCGTGACCATAAAAGTGGTTGAGCTGGCGTTGATGACGGCTGTAGGTGAGGAGGTTGGTACGCCTGTCCATCCCGTGGCTGTGCCTGTGGTGACGGCGAGAGTGGAAGAACCGCCACCCGCCGCGGGGGTTGTCCACGTGGGGGCTCCTCCAACGCCTGTCGTGAATACTTGCCCGGAAGTCCCCTGCGCACCGTTGAGAACCACGTTTGAACTGACCACCACCGTTCCCGCGAACGTCGTTGAGGACGTCGATGTTTTACCGCCTGTGATAGTTTGCGTTGATGCAAGGATCATGTCCCCGGTCCCGGACGCAGTTGTCCACGTCGGGATTGTTCCTGCGCCGCCGGAGGTGAGAAACTGGCCGGATGAACCGGCTGAGTTGCTGGCGATTAACCCGCTGGATATGCCGACGGTCCCGTTGAAGGTTGCGCTACTAGCAACCGTCACGGCTCCTAAGCTTCCAACGGTGAGCAACTTCGTAGTATTGTCCCCACGAATTAACTGAAAAATGTCGCCAGTATCGTTTGTATCGTTAGATGTTATACGGAACAATGGGAGAGATTGAACACCGGCAATAGAACCTCTGCTGAAATTAAAGGACGCAGCAGTGTCCGAGGCGTTTTCTCCAAATCCAAAAGAAGGGGCAGAGTTACCTCCTCCAACGGTTAAAACCTTTCTCCTGTTTGCTGACAAGCCATTTGGAGTCAGCCATAAATCAAAAGTTTCTCCGCTTGCTCCGTTATCTACAAATTCCAACGACCCTTGTTCAAATTGTCCTGACGCTCCCTCTGTAAAATAAATCCTAGACCCTGTACCAGTCCCAGAGGTTCCTATATTCCGCACTTCGATAATTGTGCTGATTACGCTGTTTTCACCACCGTATGCGATCAATTTTTTTCCAACAGTCCCGTCACCAACAAAAACAGAGCTTGAAACAGTCAACAACCCTGCAATAGACCCACTCGACATTTGAATCGTCGTACCGCTTAACAATCCTGTGACATTGAGCGAAGAGGTGAACACCCCAGTACTGGCCGTAATCCCCTGCCCCGCCACGAATGTCCCGCTGGATGGGTAGTTCCAGTAGTTCGTTGCCCCGCCAGGGAGAGGAAGGGTTGCTGCCCCGCCACCCCCTCCGCCGCCGGTCGTAATCGTTGCGGTTTGCCCATTGCATGTAAGTGTTCCCGGAGAAACCTTAATCTGCCCAGCCATGCAGGAAGGGGAAAGGTCAGTCTCGGTCACGCGAATCGTGTCCTTAAACCCGGTGTCTGCAAAAGAAAAGGCAGACAGCAAAGTCAGCAAAATCGCTTTACGCACCATTTAATCCCGTCCTCAATCCCCTTGCGGTAGATGTATTCAAGTTCAGCGTTCCCTCTTAAACTATGTAAAGCAAAATGCGCGTCGTTCTTGTCCTGCTGAATCTTCTGCCATTCCAGTTCGATTTCACGTGCCATGCCGACCAACCGAAAGAATCTGCGAATGAGTAATACCCGAGCAACAAAGTGTTTAAAGATCATCAGTGCAAATCAAAATTAACGCGATACGTTCCGTCCTGAGATGCGCTTTCAATCAGAACTGTGCGCAGGATACCCAGACTCAGTTCCAGCATTTCCGAGACAGTCCCTGTATTTCCCGTTCGCTTTACCATTACGTCCCCATTGGCATCTTTAAACGTGACATCAAACGTGTCCGTCTCAGCAATGGGATGGACTCGAATCCATCTGGCAATAGTCCACTCGTTCGTTAATGTTCCTGTTCCGGTTCCTGAACTGACCGTGATATCGAGGCGACGGACCTGTTGTTTACCGGGAGCCATTTGATTTCCTCGACAGATATTCGTCCATCAGTGCCTTTTTTTGTTCTGGCGTTCTTTGAGTCCCCATAGCTGTTGCACGAATGCCACCAGTGGCGATACTTGATCGGACTCCTGATCTGTTCCCCTGCCTAAGGAGATTCGAAATAGAGTCAAGTGTTGTCGCGCTTAGTTGATGTCCAAATTTGTGATAGATACGATTAGCAAGGTTGTTTACGATTGAATTTCGACTGCCACCAACTTCATATGCAAGACGCTGCTGGTTTATCGTGTCCATCTTCGACAAATCGCCATAGTCCTGAAGGTTCTTCCGATATTCCAGCCCTTTTTGAGGAGGAAGGCCCTTTATCAGGGCCTCGTCATTGATCCGCGAGACAGTGTTTGCAACATCTGTGTCAGCACCAGAAGGCTGAAGCATCTGGGATTTACTTTTTGCGTGCTTGTTTATTTTCGTTGCCACATCAGCAACAGAGTTAAATGTTGTTGGTCGATGAAGGTCGTATTCTGGAATGAAATTAGGATCTTCCTGGAATTGCCTGAATCGCAGATACTCTTCTTGTGGAGTTAGTTCGGAGTGCTTCATAACTGAGAATGGATCAGCATCTTTTGACGCAACACCGTTTTTAATTGTCCCCTTTTGCATCCGTGGAATCATTTCTTCCGTAGGGGTTAATTTATCGACGTTCTCCAACTTCAATACTTCTTCAATTGCCTTTTTAAGGTCCCCCTGTTCGCCAGACTGGATGCCTGTCTTGTATTTGGGAGATACATCCTGATAAATTGCTTGGACAATCTTCTTGGCTTCCGGAGAGTCAGTGTAAAGATCTCCGAGTCCACGCAACGAACCAATTCTTTCTCCTGATTGTTTTTGAAGTTTCTCAATCATGGCGTTTTGCGATTCAGGACTATTCCAAGCGGTGATGATCCCCTTGTTCTTTGCTGCTCTTCCGAGACGGAGCGTTTCTTCTGCCCCTAGTTCTTTGGCATGGGGAAGAGTTCCACCTAACCCTTTAAACCAGCGAGAACTTGCGCTCTGTTCGGCTTTGGCAGCTACCCCTTCAACGGCAGACGATAATTTTGCGGCAGGAATTCCTCTCGCAGAAGGAATAAGCATGTACGGTGCATTTTGAACGACTGCGCCCAATCCAACGCCAAGCGCTTGCCCTGTTTTGGGATATCCTGCTTTTACTCCGAGTTCGCCGCCTTTTTCAGCAATATAGTCCCCGGAATCTGAGATTGCTTTTGCGACGACGCCTAGTCCCTTCATGCCGTAGTGAACAGCTTCTGGTCCTACGAAGGCCCCGGCGAATTCTGACGCGCCCTTAACAAAGGGTTCCAACACAGCGTTTTGCGCCTTACTAGAAACATCTGCCACCCTGTCTAATAAGGAAGGCTGATATGGCTTGGCCTGCTGAACGGACTGCTGTTGCGCCTGCTCCTGCTCCTGCTCTAGCCTTAAACGGAACTTAAACTTCTGCTCTTGTGATAACTCCATTACCTCTTACCGCCATTTTTTTGTGCCTTGTACTCCTGATAAGCAGCCTCTTCGTCTGGATTGGAATAGCTTTGACTGCCCTGCGGCATCTCTGGCAGAACTGTTCTCTTCCAGTTCTCATAATGTGTTTTGATCTCATTGAGTCTTTGGCTCAACTGTTCAGGGGATTGCGCCTGATCCAGTTCTGCGATAGTCGCGCTGAGGAGTTTTAATTCTCTGTCAGAAACATTGCCTAGAGCCCCGCCTGTCGGAGAGTTCCGGCGCATTTCTTGAAGGGTGTTAAACCCCATGTTTGCTTTGATCGTGTCGATATCGGCAGCAAGATTTCTAGCAGGTGTGCCCGGGATAGATCCCAACTTAGAACCCATACCAGCAGTCCAGCCGCTAACATTGCTCAGGGCTTGGTCAACTTTGTTCATGACGAGATCAGCCTGGCTGATTGAGTTCTGAACCAGACTTTGTTCCTTTGCATCAACTCTTGCGTTTTTAATTGCTGCGGGACCACCTGGGATTGGCTCTAGTTCTCCAGAAGTGGTGTATCTATACCCAGTCGGGGCCTTTAGATTTCCATCAGCACTTGGTGGCGTTAGAATCCGATCATTCTTATTGACTGAGAAAAGTTTTTTCCCAGATTTGTCGTAAACATCTTCTGGCGTATTCGGATCAGTCGCCAGATCCCGCTCCATCTTCTGGATCTGAAGGTTCTTTGCGTACTGTTCCATCCCGTATTTGCTAGTCGGTCGACCCGTTGGACGCATTCCGCTGGGAGCCTGAGATTGACCGCCCTGCATCGAGTCCCAGTAATCAATGATTGACGATCCCTCAGGATTCTCAGTGGGAATGGTGATCCCGTATTGTTCAGCAACCTGTGGGATTTGATCCTCAGGAACATAGTGAGCAACCGCTCCGAACTGAGTGGCTTTGCGGGTTGCATCCTGAGATGCCAGTTGTTGCTTCTGGATATCCTGGGCCTGCTGTTGCTGCTTCATCTGGACGTAAGTATTGAGCCCCCCCTGAATCCCTTCCGATAATTGCTGACCAGCGGATTTTCGACTCAGGTACTCCTGCATTAACGCAGGATCCATCCCTCTAAATTGAAGTGCCATATTCCCCCCTAGTACCCTTGAATTCCAGTTTGTGCTGCTCCACCCAAACCACTGCCAATCTGATAACCTGCCTTTGCCCCGGTAGGCCCCCAGATAGCACCCAACCCACCGCCAATAAGCCCGCCAACCATTTGACCGACTCCATTACTTCGCTTCCCGTACTTCCTTAGATACTGGTCATATGCTTGTTTCTGCGTGTTGTAGTCCTGCATCTCGTTTAAGCGTCCATAAGTGCGGTCAGCCGTGAAAGCATTCCGATCTCTGGAATAATCCTGATTCCCGTAGTAGCGATTGAGCGTGTCCTGATAGTCGCCACGAGCGTTCGCGGTCTGGTTTTGGTACTGACTTGCTGAAAGGTTTGATAGGAACGATTCCCGGTTGTTCGACTGATCCTGAGCAGCTAAGGCGAGAGCCGACGCATACCCTGAAGAATCAACACTCCTGCCTTGTTGAAGGAACTTGTTTTGAATGGAGGGCATGACCTTGTCGGAGAAATACTGCTGGTTCTGGGTATCCAGTTCGCCAGACAATTGAGTCCGAAATTCTTTATCCTGCTTCCGAACGCTGTCCGGCAACTGATTGACGAACTGCCCTAGCTGGTAAGCATCTAGCTGACCAGACGCCATCAGCGACCCAAAATGCTCCTTCTCCTGATCGCTTGCGGCGCGGCCAATAGAGGACTGAAACATCTGGTCAATAGACCCGTAATGCTGAGGTGCGTTTTTCTTGTATTCATCTTTCTGGCGAGCCGCCTGCTTATCAGGGCTATTCTGAATCTGGTTGTAATACTGCCCCACAAAGGCTTTCCCACCGGATACATTGGCAACATTGGGATCGTCAGACATATAAGCCGCTGATACCTGTGCCAACTCTGATTTGGTCGGGAGTCTCCCGAACATGGACTGGAAATCGGTTGCAGCATAATGTTCGGCAGCCTGCTGAGACCCGCCACGCCCACCATATTCCGGGATGTCAGGGATTAGCTTCTCCCCGTTGTAGGTTCCCGGATCGCTTACCTTGCCACCTTGGACAACACCTTTTTCAGATATTTCCTTACTCATTTGATTCCCCCATAAATAAAAAGCGCGGCGTCAGAAGGTCAGGCTCCTGACAGCCGCGCTTTTAAAATCCTGCTATTCGTTACTTACCCATATTCGGCAATAAAATCAATACGTCTACTTTTAACGGACCCGCCTTGCTGACAGCCGCCCATAGCGGGTAGGCGTGGCTGCCGTATATTCAAGATACCCTTTTAAATAAACCGTAGAGTTTCCAGAAAGCGAGATTCGATACGACGGAATACTTAAACTTACGTAGTTCTGGGTAGTACCAGCGGCAGCGGGGTAGTAATATATGTTGCTTGATCCTGGTACAAGCCCTGTCCCGCTATTACCAGAGGTTTGACTGATTCCGATTTCAATCCCAGTCCACGACGCTCCATTGCGGAGATACATACCAATCCCAGTAACATCCCAATCACCAGCAGTGAGTGGAATCGATGTAATGTCAAAATATTGTGAAGCCGTCCCTACGCTGCCAGACGGTACGACCGACTCAACATATTCTCCGACCATTCCAGCGGCAGCGGCATCACCCGCAGTTGTCCCACGAATTCCTGAAGATAAAACACCCCTGATGTCCTTATAAATGTTGTTAATCTCATCATCCAGTTTTGCATCTGAATACCCATACCTAGGTCCTCCTGCGAAGGCTGTGGACGAAAGGAGTAATAACAGTAAAGTTTTCAATTGCTTGGCCTGTATGGCTGAGGCTCAAATGTCATCCGGAACCCTAAGAATTCCCATTGTCCAGTAGTCGAGTTGTCAGACACTTTGTAGTTGAACGTGTTCCCGAACTTCCCGGATGGAAGCAGCTTCTTATTCACGATCATTGTTTGTGTGGAGCTGGATAAGCCAACAGAGAACGAGGTGGAGGTGGTCGAAGTGTTTAGGGCATAGGCGACAGTTGCAGTCGCATTTTCCGTCTTTGTGAAATAACTGTCCAGTTGCTTATATTGATTCTCCATCCACGGATCTTGACCCGTGAAGTCCTTGGACTTCCAGTAAGAATTGATGGCGGTTCCATTGTCGGAGTTCTGTGTGCCGAACTTGAAGGCATTGCCGGCTGCGGTATCTCCAAAGTAAAGAGAGTTGTTCTGTACAGCAAACCCGCCCGTTCCAAAATTGTAAATAGACCAACCATCGTTAATCAAGTCATTTTTGAAAATGTAATTGTTCGTTGCTTGCCCTGCGCCATAAGCCACGGAGAACCAGATCGAATTGTCAAAGTAGATGCTGTAAGCCTGGTCAGAAGCAGAACCTTCAAACCAGTTCACTGAGAAATCATTTAACGTTGGAGTGGCTGTTGCTGTCGTTATTGCGAAGTCTGCCCTGACTTGGAAGTATGTTCCTGTTGATGCAGAGACAAGCCCACCACCGGCTTGAGAAACCCATGTTGGGGTTGCTGACAAAACAGTGAACACGCTCGTGGATGCACGCATGAAGTATGTATGAGATCCACCATTATTCTGGACGTTTGCACCAAACGTACTCCATTGGGCTAAATTAGGAGCGTTTCTTACTGCTGAATAAAATGTTCCAGAGGATGAGGCAATCAGAGTTACATCATTAAGCGTTGTAAGAGGAAGTTCATTCCCAGAAACAGTGAAACTTGCCACGTACCGAGCATACCGGTTCGACTGCGTATTCGTCCCTGAACTTAAAGAGAGTGTTGTCCACGCACCTAAGGTAGATGTCGCATGTTGAATAATGAAAATAGGCGTTGAACTGTTGAGTGTCCACGATGCTTGTCCTTGGACAAGGGCTGTGTTGAATCCAGTATCGTAAACCTTTGAAGTATAGCTCCCTGCCGTGATTGTGCTTGACCCTCCGCTTACATTGTCAAAACTGCATGACTTCTGTGTCCCAAGAGTCCCGTTATTGCAGGAATAATAGTAGGAAACTGTTCCACTAAACATATAACTAGCCTTCGTTGTTGCCGTTGACATATATGTGCCAAAAAGCCCACCAGATAAACAATTATCTGAATATTGAAAGAAAACAAATTTTACGCGTTTGCCAGTATTTGCTTCCGACGTAAATGTTTGTTCAGTCCAACCGCATGAATTATTTGTCGCTGTTGTTTGTTTTGTGTCTAAAATATTCCCATTAAAATCGACAATTTTTACACCATAAGCTGTATTGCACTCATTAAGGGCTGAATTACCTGCTCTTCCGGCACGTAAAAATTGGGAACCAGATTGCGGAGATAATGTGCAACCAGAATACGCTTCCGAAGTATCAAAAAAAGGCTGTGGGGATACACTTACATCAAAATTAGTCCCAATGGTACCCTCAAAACTTTGGTCTGTAATGGTCCCAGAGTTGTTTGTAGAAATCTGGATTGAAGATGAATTTATTGTGAGATTCACAATGGTTCCTGAGTTAAAAGAAGAAGAGTCTGTCTCAGTAACAGAGAAGCTAGACGGAACAATAGACCCAGAAAGAATTGCTGTACTTAATGAAACAGAGGGAGGGTTTGACGAAACTGCCCCTGCTGCGAAATCGCTCTGACTCGTCTGTGTCCAGAGATTAGATACACGCTTTGTCGATGCCTGTGTCAGCGGGGTAATTTCGATAGATTCCTTCGTCAAAGCCGAACAGTCATACTTCCAGATATTCCCATCCTGCCCACGAAACCAGACAGACCCACCAGGATCTAATGCGGATGTATTATCAAAAGTGCCTACGTTGTCCGAAACGATGTTGTTCTCAATGTTGAACTGGTCAGATCCATTGAGATAACCAAAAGACTGATCTTTCCACCAGAGAAGCTTTCCACAGCCCCATCGGATATGGGTGATCTTAGACCCCTGAGAAGCAATGACTTCGGAGAAAGGGCTCGTAACCTGAATACCATTAACGAAGTTTGTGAAGACTCCGGACTCTGAGAAATGAATCGTGTTTGGTGTTCCCGATACGCCAGCAACTACTATCCGCTCCGGCGTTGCCTCTACCATGGTCCCCAGCGGCGTGGAATACCACGTTCTTGTAGCCCCATCTGTTCTGAGATACATGTTTCGGCTGGATGTGACACAGTAGGCGTTGCCCTGCGTATCCGCACAGTCCCATGTCGTATTCAGCGTTGCGGATGAAACGAGCTGAACCGGCGTCGCATCAGCAGTAATGCCATAAAGAGAAGTGCTGGAACCCCAGACTTGAACGTCATTGCCGGAAGAGTCGAAAAAGTGCGCTCCCCCGCGTATACTTTGGCCTGTTGCCAAAGCCTTGTAGAGCCCGTATCCAGGCCGTTTTTTGACTGACTTGCCACCCGGTGTTACGTCAACGTTAAGAAGATCCTGCGCCTGATTCGGATCAATAACCAGACTGGATTCATTATTATTAATGAGTTTAAACGATTGAACCTGTACGTTCTCTGAAAAGCAGAACGTGGATAACAGGACCATCAGTAGTGAGAGTTTATTTCGCAACATGGATATACCCACTGTTCCAATACCGCCCACCTGATAAACGTTTTGGTTCTGCTGCCTCTAGTGCCTTAAAGGTTTGGATAACCTGGTCCAGAACCCCGTTGGCAATGTTTTTGTAATCTTCCGACTTCTTCGCATTGGCTGTGCTTGGATCTCGGAGCAAAAGTCGCGCCGCAGCGTCATAAGCCAATCCATAGTCATACGGCGTTGTTAGGAAACTGGAAGATCCCGCATACCACTGAAAAGGCCTGTCAGTCGAGGCGGACATGGGGATATGGGCTGTAATTGTTTCGTAAACGAGAGACTTCCCTGCGTCGGCAGAAGTGGGCGTGGGGTACAAATAGATGCGTTCCACGCCATAGGAAACGTCGATATAGTAGATAGTCGGCGTCCCTGTATGTGCCGACCAGTTAGTTCCTGTGTAGAGATCCATCCAGGCTTTGCTTCTTTTTTTTAATGGTAGGGAATCCAGCGTAACCCGATCATACGCCAGCACAATATTGGTCGTAGTCAGACCAAAATAATTACTTCCGTCAGCAATTACCGAACTAGTTGTTAATTTAAGAATCTTTGCTGAAAGATTCCATTTGGTCTGGCTATTCCCAAGTTCTGCGTTAATGTCAGACAAAGAGTACCTGTCATAATTAGGATCATTGGTTAACGCGCCAACCTGGGCTTGAAGTTCTGATAAAGTCATATAAGCACCACCTCTTCATCCAGCGCATCTTGGGGAACCGACACATTCGCCAGTTTCTTTAAGAGCCGGAGATATTTTGGAGCGTTCTTCTGAACGTTAAAATCTTTCTTAACGCGCTTGTAGGCGTTATTCCCGATTGTTTCGCGTCGGGCTTGATCTTTAATAAGGCCAACCAAAGAGGCGTACCACTCACCCAAGTTTTCTGCCTGAACGAGACAACCGTCGTTCCCATTCCTGATGGTGTGCGTGTAATGCCCCACATCCGAGGCAACAGTCGGGATCTTTAAGGCTGAGTATTCGAGCCATCGGAGGTTTGACTTTGAACGGTTGAAATTACAGTCGACGAGTGGCGCGATTCCAATATCGAAACCAAAAGAAGCTGCAAACTTGGCGTAACGGTTAATAGATACGGAATTGTCCGAATAATGAACATTCTTAAGTCCTTCAAATGGGTAGTCCCGCTTCAATGCTTCACAAGAGGATTTAAGAGCAGAATTGACGAGGCAAAGCGTCACGCTTGGATACTGGAATAAGATCTCGCGCAATGCGGGAGCGACCATCATCAAATCGTTAAAGTGAGATCTCCCGCCAATCCAGCCAATCCGAGTTCCCCGGTGCTTTCGTACTGCAACAGTATCCCAACCAACAAACTTGCGATCCCCTTTAAAGTCTATGGAGTTTTCAATCAGGTAAATGTTGTCATTCATCTCTGCGTAGGTTTGCGCTAGATGAGGGGTTGTCACCATGACTGCATCGGCGTTTCGCAATGAGTCCATCCCCATGCGCCGATAAGGGCTACCGTTACGGAACGAGTGATAGGCTTCGTTCCAAGGTGGAACGTCTACGTAGTTGTCGTCCATTTCGATGATGAATGGCTTCTGATGTTTGTGCTGCATCTCTAAAAAGAATTCAAAGGACCAGTCATAGCTCATGGGATGCCAGATGACGATATCTGCCCACTCACAAGCCTGGTCGATCCTAAATCGGATGTACTGCCCTTCGGTCAAGCCTTCCGCCCTTGACGACGGATGCACGGACTTGAAATCTTCCTGCCAAGTCTGAAGTGTGGAGGGGTCGCTGTCATAGCGAAACCACATAAGGGCGACTTCTATTCCTTTGTATTTCCGCATCTCAAATGCCCATGCGGCCATGCGGTAATAATTAACCCCGTCCATTAGTGACGGGATCATGGCAACCTTAAGCTTAGGCTTCGACAAGGTAAGTTTCCTTCATCTTATTCACTTCATTCTGATCCCTTGTTGCCATCGTGTTATCGTCTGTTAAACGGTAATAGCTCAAAGCATTCCGCACGTTCTTAATTTTGTAGCCAGCGCGGTACGCATCCCACTGGAATTTCCAGTCATCCAAACCAAGACGGCTCCACTCGCCTTCGCTGTATTTGATCTCGTTCGCCAGCTTCTTTGTGTAGGCCATGGTTGAGTGACAAATAAAGTTCAATTTCTTTTCTTTGGAAACCTCAGGATCAAACGGGCTTGAAACAATCTTCTGGATTGTGTTGCCCATCGAGTCCACAGTAAAGAACGAGCCATACATAAGATCCGGTTTCTTTAGTTGGAAGGTCGCGATCGTATCGTTCACGCGGGTGCGAGCAGCCATGTCATCCGCATCGAGGACCAGAATCAGGTCAGACTGTGCAGCTTCATTGCCAAAATTACGAGCCGCAGAGCGTCCACGGTTTTCTGTGTGGTAAACACGGATTCGTTTGTCTTCCTTTTCATGGAAATCCAGGATGTCTTTGGTCGAATCCGTAGAGCCATCATTGACCACGATAATCTCAATTGTCTTAACCGTCTGATTCCGGCAGGAATAGAGAGCTTTGGAAATCCATCGGTCGGCGTTATATGCGGGAATTACAAAAGAGGCACGAGGCGTCATTGGACCACCTCTAGGACGGGTTTCATGTACGCCAATAACCCATTCTTAAACTGATCGGGATCGGCCAGTGCCGTGTAATAAGCCTGCGCCTCCATGTTGAAAGGCTTGTCTTTGATCTCTCTGATTTTATCGTAAAGAGCCCTCTTAAACTTCTCCCACGTTTCCTCAGGATCAATGAACCCGCAGTAAGGAGCCTGAATATTAGAGATCACGTTACGCCCGTTAACCAGGGCTACGAGCATGGCGTTATCTACCGTCGCAAACTGGTAGAAGGACATAAAGCATGAGAAGTCTGAGACCTTGGATGAGTTAAACAAGAATTTGATGTGGGGAAGGTCAATCGTTAACTCTTTCAAGAGCTTCGCGTAGGCTTCGTCAGTGGCAACGAGGACCGTGAATTCCTTCGGTAGCTTTGTGCTGACCTTGGTTAGATCGGCTTTGGATAGTGGCAGCGGCATGACCAGTGCAGTAATCCCCAACTCTTCCAGCTTCTTCTTCTCGTAATCCGTGTTGCAGATATTGGTGACGCCTTTGGCTATCCGAATCGTCTCCATGACCACGTTGTATTTGGCTTCTGCAAGTCCAGCGATTTCACCCGGCAACCAGTACTGAATCTTGACCGTCTCCTCTGAGATACCGTCAAACCGGCTCATAAACCCGTAGCCCAGGTTTACGATCATCTTGTAAACGGTCGGAGTGTGGCCGGTTGACTTAATGACATCGGCATCAAGGATTTGGGCTAAGTGGACCGCCCGTTGTCGGTAGCTCTGGGAGAAAACCCCAATATGGCGGTCGTCGATCCCATGCTTCTTGCGAATAGTAGAAATCGTATTATCGCGGTTCTCGTTGCTCCATTTGTCCCCAGAGATACCGGAACGGGGTGTGTCAGTAACGAAACCAGGCCCTTCAATCCACGCCCCTTTGCATCCCTGTTCTACGGCAGTCAGCCAGTAATCCCAATCCTGTCCAGCTTCCAGCGATTCATCCCATTTAGGAGCTTTCTCCCGCTTGATGGGCGACATGGACGAAATGTAGTTTCCGCATTGGAGGCTGTAGGCATCAAAGGATTCAGCATCAAAAGTGCCCAATCCTTCTCCCATTTCGTAGCCGGTATAGACAAAATCGACATCCGGAAGAGCTTCAAATTCTTGGAGCCAGCGTTTCGCCATCTCGGGCTTGGCGTAACAATCAGCGTCCCAGCAGGCAACATACTTGCCAATGGCCAAAGAGATCCCGTAATTCCGCGCTTTCGGAGCCCCACCATGTTCGATTACATAGCACTGGACTTTCGGAAAACGACTGGCAATTTTTTCCAGGTCAATATCAGGTCCATCAAATACGGCGATCACTTCAATATCCTTAAAAGACATATCGAAGAGACTTTTCAAACACCGCCCAAAGACTTCTGGAGGTTTTTTATAGACCGGAATAACGAAGGAAAATACGGGTTCTTTAGGCATGCTGTTCTCCGTTACTTTTTATACGTATCGTGATGCGCCGATTTATGAGCATCTTTTGCAGACTGAGCATCTTTCTTCTGATTGGCTTTTTCATACTTTTCAGCTCGGTGATCCTGGCTGACTAAGCGAACAGGCTTTTCACCATCTGCCTTCGAATACCAACCCTTTTCGGTTTCATCCCAAAAGATTCTCTTCTGAATCATGTTGATAATCTCGGGGGGAAGCTTCGGATTATCTTCAATGATTTCAATCATGTAGTCGGCCACCTTTTCAGAAGTCGTTCCGACAGGGAATTCGACCTCGAAACGATTTGTGTGTTCACCGTCAAACACTTCAATTGCTAAGAACAACTGCTTCCCGTCGCTGTTTCCGCCAACCAATCCAACACTCATCGCCTTCAGTTTGTCGTACTCCTTGTTTCCTGTGATGTGTTCAACCATTTACAGCCTCCTTAACTTTACTGAACGACTCAAATTCATCTCGGTACTTTTCAAAGACAGCGGGGATTGGTTCTTGGGACTCTTCAAATTTGAATACGCCAAAACGTGTACTAGAGGATTCCAGGGTGACACGTGGGTGCTGGAAAGCTGCCTCTTCAATGGCGTCTGCGGATTCGTAAGGGTCCAAAGTTTTAAGGCAATGCTTCATCTTTTCCAGCCGCCGCTTGTATGGTTTGTTCTCGCAATAGTGGTTAACGGTCAGCCCCGAATCCGAAACAACAAATGGATATTTAGAAAACTCCGTACCGTAGTGCTTGTAGCTCTTGCCGGTAATGTCGGAGTGGTAAAAGTCCTCATTCTGTGAACCGTATGCGCCGTAATAGTGGACTCCAAACGCCCGAGCGCTGATGTTCTTCCACCGATTAGCCCGACCCTTTGTAATCACGGTCTGCATGTCACCAGAGAAACTTTTCATCCCAACTGTCCAGGCCATAGGGCCTGGCTTAATCTCAGAGATCAATTCAGGGTTCGTGATAATCATGTCCGGGTGGAGAAACATGACCGCATCCCCATCAGCCTTCGCAATACAGTCATCAAAAGACTGGTTGTATGGCTTCATGTCCAGCGGGTGAAAGTTTGGCGTTTCCAAAATGATGAGCTTTTCATGTGCGTAATTTTGTTTCACGTGGATCAATAATTCCCGCGTTCCATCGTCAGACTTTTCGTCCAGCGCATAGATGAACTGGTGCATATGTTCAAGGCTTGCCATGATCGAATAACCGATCCACTCGACCTCGTTTAAAACTGGCGTAACCGCGCTAATTCTCAATTGGTAGCCTCAACATGGACAAAAATTAAAGAACCCGTTACCGTATCAACCAATTTCGAGCAATTCTTTAGACCGTAGGGCATTTCCTGTATTCTTTTAATGTCTGAAAATCCTGCTTCATAACAGGCTTTCGCCAGAGATGCGAAGGTAAAACTGGTGTAGTGATAGGCCAAGTCATACCCCTGATCGCCATAAAGCAGATTCCGCACAAAATCAACCATCCCATGGCTCTTGTATAGATTCACCATCTTGTCGAAATCAGGAACGGAGACGTAACACTTTCCACCGTTCTTAAGGACCCTTCGCCATTCCTTCAGGACATCGACAGTCTTGGTATGCGAAAAATGCTCCAAAATATGACTGGCATAGATCTCTCGCGCGCTGGACGACGCAACGCTTTTTAAGTCGGAGGCATCTTCCACTATGTCGGTGTCAGGGCCTACTCTTAGATCCACATTGAGAAATCCTGGAATACGGGCACTTTTAGACCCATGCCCCGTGCTTCCGATATGGAGTTTCAATTCTTTTTCAATCGTTTGCGTCATAAAGTGTGCCGGGTGGATTTTCGCCACCCGGACTTTGGAGCTAGTAGTTTTTACGCAAGGACCTCGTGCGCGAAACCAATCCGACCAGCAGACGGGTTAAGAGCCGCAGCAGCTGCGTAGATTTTGTAAGTCACGCTTGTGAACTGATTGAACGGGTCCGATTTGTCTGGACCACGCGCAATAAGTGTTTCCACGGTTCCGTTTAAGGTCGTCAAGCCAAAAGCCTGTTGACCAAACACGAACACCATGTTTACGGAATGAGCCGCAACCGCATACCGAGGAGCTTCCGTCGAAGTCACGAACCGGATGCCTTCAACCATGCCCGTCTCTCCTCGATAAAACGTCTCTTTGGAGTTCTGGTACATGTTGAAGTTTATCCATGTCGGATCGCGGCGTAACCCATGCAGAGCATTCGGGTGCGTATAGCCGACGAAGTTTCCGTCAGCCATTGGCCGAGCATTCTGGGAACGCAGAGCAGTCGCGAGCTTGCGGAGCAAGTTCACGCCACACTGAGCCGAGATAGACGGTGCGCTTTTGTTCACAGCCGACATCCGAGTCGTGGATGCCCCAAACACGGCAGGAAACTGAAACAAGCTGTTCGAGCTGTTATTGTTCCCGGTGACAAGAGACATTGCCGACACTCTGGACGACATGAGAGCCGACAGGATTGCGGTCGTCGAGAGGTTATTCACATAGTTCGACTTGTAAATACCAGTCTGGCAGATACGTTCAACGGTTTTAGCCGCAGAATCAGCCAGGATATCCATCGACCCGTTAACCACATTAAAGATCGCAGTAACCTGGAAGAGGTCCGTCAGTCTATGTCCACGTCCGTATCCGACAATGGTCGCCGTCACTCTGCGAGACGAGAGGGCTACCAGGTCGTTTTTCGATCCTTCGCCTAGCGTCGAGGACGCTGCACCGAGGGATCGCCAGCCGTTCCATGAAGCGGTTTTGCCCGTCCGAAGAGGAATTTCATCCCGTTGTGCGAATTCGACGAGCTTCACCTGTGGTTCCAATCGCACAAGAAGCTTGCGCGAGAACCACGACTGCATTAAGTTGTCGTTTGTCGTTGAAGTCGAGTTTGCGTCAGCCATTTAAGTACTCTGTTTGCACATTAATTTGTCAGCAGACGGTCCAAATCATCAGCCTTTTCCCTGCAAAAAAGCGCGAATTGCTTCGTCGCCCAAGGCTTCCTGTTTGCGGTCTCTTAGGTCCAGTTTGTCCAGGTTGCCGATCACGTTTTGCGGGGTCTGCGCTGATGTCGACGGGGTGGAAGGTGGTGTGCCGCCGCCTAAAACAGGCGTCAGCATTCTGCTTGGCTGTGCGTGAACCGTTCCCGGTTCGCCAAGTCGCAATTCTTCCTTAACCTCTAACCAGGCAGCTTTATGAGGATTCTTCAGTTTCCAGAGGTCCGGATCACTCACCAGCTTGTCGTTAATCGCCTTAAACACTTCTGGATTAAGAACACGAGCGTCCTTCTGTGCAAGGGCTGCAATATTGGAACGAACGGAGTCTTCTTTTTCCTTCCTAAAGACAGGCTCCATGCGCTTTTCGATTGCAACTTCGATCAATCGGCTGGTGGTAAGGACTGGATCGGAATTATAATCTTGCCTAATCGCCGCTTCCAGTTCCGCATCCGTCATATTTGAGGGATGGGTCTCCTGAATGACAGGTGCCGTAGCCGCCAGTTTCTGCGGATTTGGCATATTCCGGAACTTCGATTCTTTCTCCCGGTATTCCGCCAGATAATCCTCTACCGATTTAACCGCCTCTTCCTTCTTCTGAATGGCCTCATCAAGTTGCCTGGTTGAAGCTGTTATTTTCTCGACGTCTACTACCCCGTCTGGGGTTAAGAACTTCTGCGGTACATCTAATTTTGGCTGTTCCTGAACAACAACCGGAGTTTGAAAAGAATCTAAATCCGACAACTTTGCAGACATCGGATCTTGCCCGTTTTTCTCTGCGTTCGCTAGCGCCTGGCGTACAGCGTCGTCGCTCAATTCGGGATCAAGCCCAGACAATATGCTGACAGGTTGTGCCTGTGAACTGGTAACAGGAACGGGCTTCTCTACAAGCTGTGGGGCGTCAATAATATCCATACTATTCTCCTTGGTTCGCCCGTCTCCGGGTTATGAACCGCTTCATTCTCGTGCAGGGCTACGCCGTCACCCGGTCAAGATCAACTACTGATCTTTTCGGCTGATTGGGGCGTATCTCCTGCGTAACTATTCTCTTAGCACTGAGTACGAACTGCAAAATGTCCTGATACGCCTTGCGTCTGGCGCATAAATCCTGTAATCCCATGTCCGTCGATGTCAGCAGACGCCGATCCACTTCCAAGTGGATGTTTTTCAGTTCTTGCTGCATATGCAGAAGCCACATAGCCCGAATTCCTGGATCGTTAAAAGCTTCTGAAACAGCATCCATTGAAATATCCTCAATGGACTGCACATCGAAAATTTCACTTAACCACGCCTTCACCTTTTTCATGAGATCACCGGTTGTCTATTCACAGGATTTGGCGGTAGGAATGCTGGCTGATTGCCATTTGGACCACCCTTTGCACCTGGAATGTCCTTTTTATTGGGCTGGCCGGGACCTTGTGGTGGGCCACCTTCTCCCGGCATTCCAGGGGGCATCATGGGCATGGGCATAACCATCTTTTCGGCGTCGTCATTGCCCTGAAGCTGTGCAGAGTATTTGGCCGCTTCCGGCAGGTTCACAACCGGCTGAAACACCTTCGTCCAGTCCATGAACTGCGCGTTTTTGATGACCTTGTTCTCCAAAGTAAATATCCCCATGGGTTTAAACCGATAAGACCGTGCCAACTCTTCCGGAGGAACGAAAGCGAATGCCATAAAGCGCGGAACGGTAATAGGAGGTGCGCCCGGGAACGGAGGCGGCGCAATTTCGACAGGCGCGTCGCCCAGGATGGGCTTTAAATCCTCCGGAGTCAGGTTCTGGTAAACCAGTCCGTAGATCCGATCTGCCAGCCGCATCATGAAAGAGTCTTCGTAAACCATTCCGTAAGCAGCAGAACGCTCATTGGACATCTGTTTTAAGAGTTCCATACCGCCCAGGGTCTGGTTGGTGTCCTTCACTAAACCAGAAGATCCAAGCGTAACGCGGTTCACTCCTGTCTTTTCCTGCACCATTCGTTCAATATTGAACCGATGCTCGAACCATGATCTGCTAAGGTCCGGAAATTCAACGGGCATCAAGGCTTTCCGGACATCTTCGACATTGCCTTTAAGACGGATGAGTGCGCCTGGCTTTGAAACAAGATCCTGATCGGGATTAACCAGCGCAGTTTCGATAACAGCGATCATCTTGTTCATGATGAGATTCATGTTGTCGATTCCGAGATTGCCAGACTCGTTAATCTCGTCCTGATCGTCAAAGAGGGTTTCGGGTACTCCCTTCCCATAGGTTTCGCCTGTGCGAATGTAATCCATTGGGATAATCGGGTTTTCGCCGTCAAATTCGGCGTTAACGTCTGAGGACAAAAGAGCAATCCCTGAGGCCACGAGGACTTTAGCGGGTACCAACTCTTCCGCATCATCCCCATCCTCAATATCAAACTGAATCCACTTGCGCGGAATTGCGTTGTGCATCTCCCAGACCGTATGGCGTTTTTCAAACTTAGCCAGTTCTCGGTGAACGTCGGAGTAGCCTCGCGCCTGTTTAATGTCTTGAATATCCTGCTCAAATCGTTCGCCCTCTTCGACGTTATGCAGCTGGTCCTTCACGTCATAGAACCGACCGGCTTTGATCTCTTTACAGATCGTGCCGTAGGTGATCTTGTCTCGGTGGATCACCTTATCCCAAGTGGTCGTGTTGGGTTCAGGGAAAATGTCTCGAATATGGACCCATTTGGCACAGAGATTGTTTTTAAGGAGGACCTGGACGGGCTGCATTTCAAATCCGGTGATTCCCGGCTGAGGCATGGGAACCATTCCCATCAAGGCTTCCTCTGGGGCCCCCAGGACAACCTGCTCCGGGGATTGCTCCATTGGAATGCGACGGATTCGGACATCCTCGACCCGTTCCCAATACACTTTCACGAATCCCTTGCCGTATTTGACGGATTCTTTTAAAGCGTCATAGAAGGCCAACTTAAAGCCTGATTTGCGAAGCTGGTAATCAATGACATCTTGAATCAACCTCGCCTGTAGCTCGTCTCCGGCAGGCCCCGCCGCAGTCTGAATCGGAGGGTTAGGAGCCATCATTGTTTTGTAGATCTGAGAGCAAATGATTTCGACGTTCTGAAATGTGATGTCGATGAACATGGTCGACTGCCAGGGTTCCTTTTGAGCGGCGCGAGTAGGGTCATAAATTCCGTGGAAATTGCGGTCGCAGCGGTTCCATCGTTCATGGAAACGAGTCGAACGCCAATCCCAGGATTTGCGGTAGAAATTCTGAACGTAGCTCAGAAGTTCCTGCTTGCGCTGCTCAATCAGATCTGGTCTAGGCATTAAGTACTCCGGATGTGTTTCAAGCAGACAGAGGTCTGCCCTTGCGCTATGGGATTGCCACAATCACAGAGGCCCTGACGAGACTGGATCACTGGCTTTTCCGGTTGGACCGCAGTCGCAACCGGTTTTTTAACAGGCTTTGCTTTAAGAACCACTGTTACTTTTTCGCTTTTTTCGACTTTGCTTTTTTTTTCATTTAGTTCCCCTCATGTGTTTTGTGTTCGCCGCGTTTCTGCTGGATGGTTTTGAGTGGATCGCCGCTTGGCTTCTGCTCATCTCCTTGAGTATCCCCAGAGGAAGGCGATGCCTGGTACTTCCCTTCTGGCAGGTGATGTCCGTCTTCTTTCATCTGGCTTGTGCGTAGGTCTTCCATGTTGTTTTGTTCTCCATTTCGTCCGACAGTGACGGACTGTTTAAGCGGATTTGATTCGTCCGTTAGTTGTTCATCAAAGCCATTGCCTTCCGGCAATTCATCAATGTTTTGCTGTGAGACCTGCCCGTTGTTTCGTAACGTCGGTTTGTAATCGCTCATATGTCCCCCTAGATAAATCCTCGGGATCTATCGAACGCCAGACATGGCTGGCAGTACGAACACCCTTTAAACAGCACGTTCGCTCTCTCAGAGCAGCGCACACACTGAAAAATCTGAATAAGCACCGGATCAGACTTCACCACATGGTCAGGTGGTGGAACTTCAATAGGGATCTGTTTCTGGAATGGTTTCATGCGGCCTGCTTGTCTGCGTGGCGTCTGTCTAATTTTGCCCACATAGAGTTCAGAGACTTATTCGGTGCTTCATGGATAGCCTTTTGACCAACTGAGAAAAGTGGGCGTGAATCGCGGTAACTGGTATCGCGCATTGAGCGTTTCCCGGTATTTGGTTGGGCCATCTCGGGAGAAAAGCAATCCGCAAGGGCGTCAATCAAGTCGTCGTGGGAATGAGAGTCGTCCATCCGGAATTCATAGATCTGGCGAAGGAAGTCCGTCATGTTCTTATGCAGATGAACAGAACGAGCTTCCCACCGGGGAACAAGGCCGCCAATGCGGGACTTGTCCGTCTTGGACTTGGTGTCTTTGATCTCGACGTACTTAAAGTCCCACTGGTTTTCGCGCACACGTCTTTCGTTGAACGTAAAGCTGATCGCGTCACCCTTGCGCCGCTTGATCCCCACCGCGTCGGGGTTCCAGGCGCGGATGTGCTTAAACAGTTCATCCACGATCAGGCCGGGGTTCTCACGCCGGATAGCGGTCGCCGCCAGGACATAGCCATGGTTCCCATGGGTAATGCCTGTCGTGACAATGGCAGTCGCGTCGCCGTCCCCTTCGCTGTAGGCAGGGTCGCAGACGGTTGAGACATGCATCATCCGTTCGCGGGGAGGTGCAACGTCATAAAGCGTTTCGTATTCGCGTTTAAAGGGTTGGGTGGAAGGATCTATTCGCTGAAGCAGGAACTCACGCGCGAAGTTCAGGCTTCCCATCTCCTGGCGGCGCATGTTTAGAGTTTCCAGATCAAAGAGTCGTGGGCAAAGCGGTGCTCCGTCTTGGCTAATAGCCGGCTTCTTCCAGTGGAAGTAAACGGGATTGGTTTCGAGCTTTTCCAGCAGATCGCCAAAACCGACCGGCGTACCAATGACATGCATCCGGGTATCTTTGATGGCCATCCCGGTAATAATCCCGAACCAGGCCCGCTCCTGATCCTCGGGACTCATCCCGCCCATGTCCTTTAAAACGTCGTCTCCGATGATCCGCTTGGGGTGGAGTCCTCGGGAAGATGTACCAAACCCAAGGCCCGAGATCGTTCCCATGTTATTCGGAAACTCCAACATGTCGGAGCCCCAGATTTCTTTGGTGGAAGGCCGGATCTCGGACAGAAAGGGGTTTGTTTCGACTTCGTTCTTAATGATCCGGATCAGTTCCCGGACTTGACCTTCTGAGTAGGAGACTAAAAGGACTGAGGCGCGCCCCCGGATCACGTCCCACAAGGGCACGGCGTAGCTCCAAAACACGGATTTGCCATGCCCACGCGGGGACTGGATATCCGAGCGTTTCTGGTCCAGGACGATTTTGTACCAGTCGTCATAATGGGGCAACCATTCGAGCGGCGTCCCGTGCTTAGGATCACGCAGGAACTTGACCATGAAATATTTAAGCGAGGTCTGCGCCAATAGCCACGGGCTAACCTTAGGCTGTGACATGAACCCGCCTTGGTGTGCCGCAGACTTCACGCAGGGATTCGCCTAGATGGCTGATATCGTCATGGGTTAAAAGCTGGTGACAGCCAACGTAAAAGCCTCGGGTGGTCGATTCGTAGGCCACAGGGTAATTCTTGGCAATGTTCCCAAACAGGTCTTTATAGACCGGCTGTGTTAAAAGTGGCATTAAGGGGCGAGTCTCAATGCCGCGCTTTTCCAGTTCCAGGCATACCGAGTCCCGGTTAAGCGATGGGTCTTTCAAAACAAGCGGATACATCATCCAAGCGCGGGTGCGGTTGATGACGGGAGTCTCGGGGAGCTTGAGGGAGCCGTCTACCCCATTCCAGAAAAGCGGATAGAGTTCCATGGTGATTCGTTCGGCGTTGGCCTGTCTGCGCTGGATAATGCTCGGGAGCTTCTTCAATTGAGCTAATCCCACAGCCGCTTCAAACTCGGAAACCCGGCTGGAATAACCCACCCGGTGGTACAGGAACCGCTTCTGGATCATCTCTTCGGGGTCTAAATCCCCGGACATCCGGGAATAATCCCCCAGAAAATAAGGATCGCGACCGTGGTTAGCGTAAGAACGCATGATTTCCGCGTATTGGGAATTATTAGTGATTGCGATCCCGCCGACTCCGGTCACGATTAAATGGCAGCTATAAGTGGAAAAGCAGGAAATGTCCCCGAATGTCCCGACCTTCTTGTCCCGGCCAAACCCGACATTGCCTTCTGACGCCCCAACGTAGCGAATCCCCATGGTTTCACAGGAATCCTCAATGAGTTTAATGCCCCGGTCCTGAAGGGCACGAGCAAAGAGATAGTAGTCGGCCATGTTCCCAAACAAATTGACGCCCATAACAGCGACCGTCTTATAAGTAATGGCCGCTTCAATCTTCTCGGGATCAATGCAGTAGTCGCGCGGGGAGACATCTACGAAAACGGGTTTGAGTCCAGCCTGAAGGATCACGTTAACGGAAGCCACAAAGGTCATGGCAGGGACAATAACCTCGGAACCTTCAGACCAGCCGTGAACCTCTTTTAAGGTAAGCAGAGCAATGCGTAGAGCGTCAGTGCCAGAATTAACCATGACGCCATGCTTAGAATCATGGAGTTGCGCAAACCGGCTTTCAAAGGCTTTGACCTTTGGACCCGGACTAAGCCAGCCCGAATCCAGCACAGACAGCACCTGTTCTTTCTCATCCTCACCCAGTTCTGCGCAACCAACCGCTACTTTCCAGTTCACGCCGCATCCTCAGCTTCCACCGCAATGGCATCGGCAAAGGACCGCAACTTGGCTTCCTGCTCAGCTGAAATGGATGGCATATTGAAAACGTTGGTCTGGATATTAACGGTGGCTTGCGTCTTATACGCCCCCTGCATCTTGGCCAGTTCTTTAAGGGAGTCTCTTTCAGACTCTTCCAGCTTTCCCCCATCTAAAATATTCTCCACGTGCTTCGCGGTGATCCAGGTGGTCGAGGGAATATCAGCCAGAGCCCTTACGCGCTCCTCTTCATCCTTAAAAACAGCCAGCTTCGTAATCAACCGCTTGGCCTGGTCATGCGAAAGCCCAGACTTCTTTAAAGCCTCGTCTTCATTCCAGCCGCTTTCACGATAGACCTTCAGAAACGCCAGGTCAGTCAGCTTCAATTTCTTTAAATGAATGCGGATGTCGAACGTCTCTGGGGTAAGCGGAACACCTTCATCGTCAAACTTCTGAGGAACATAGTAGTCATTGCCCACCCGGGCAATCTTGCGGCAGGCGTCAGACACTTCTAGTTCGAGGAGCTTGTCCTCAGGGTTCTGCGACATAGTGAAACGGAACCTTTCGGATCCGCCTCAGTCTGTAAGGGCCACCAAACAGAAATAGGCCAGTTAAACAAACTGAATAAATTCAGGTTGTTCGGTGGCCCATCACATTAATAATACGCCAAATCCCCGTTTCGTCAAGTGGGCACTGAGAATTACGCCCGCTCGTCGTCAATGAACCAATCACCAAAACAGAACTCGGGCTGTAATCACTTGGTCTACTAGAATATTTTCTTTTTTTATACTGGAAAATTTTCTTTTTTACCGGAAAATTTTCTTTTTTTTTACCGGAAAATTTTCTTGGAGGGGTAGTATAAACATATCCTTTAAAAAACTTTACGATTGACTTTCTCGGGCGCTGTTCACATTGTTCCAGTGTTGCAATTCTCTTGCATTAATCATCATCACTGGGTCCTTTGGTACTACTGAGTTTTATCTAAACGTGTTGAGTATCAACGATTTTAGATGATTATTGTTGATAACCTAGATTATGTTGCATTTTTATTTGCTCTATAACTAGCATCGTTTTAGATAATCAGTGATTTGTGAGTAACTATCGGCTCTGTTTGAATTTTCGGTTCAATTCTGCTTGCTTCCAGCCCGATATTTATTTTCTTTCGTTCCCATTTATCGCACCATCGACACCTTCTGATCATATAGAAATCATTGAGATGTTCCCACCGTTTGATTATTGACCAACGATGACCACAGAATCTACCGGAGTAGTTACGAGAGGAGTCGGGATTAAACAGCATTTATGAAAACCCTAGATTTAAACAAAAAAACCCTTTACCCTGAGGGCTGGTTATTTTTTTCCCTATTGGTGGTTGCCGAGAGAAACCAGTTTGCGCTAAAGCTTCCTGCGCTTACCCTAAAACTCTCACAACTGATCAAGGCTGCCTGCCGTCGGCTCGTTCTCGCGGGGATCGTGCTGATCACATTCTCATCCGATCAATTCCGGGAGTTTCTTTTTTATCGCTCTTCCCACCAAAATACTGGGACCCGAATAAGCGGGCCTTCCGCTACCTCAACCATACCACCGATCCTTAATAAGTCAAGAGGGTATTTAAAAAATATTGCACTCTCCTTATATATATGATATATCCCCCGTATGGACAACCTCAACAATCGAATTTCCCGATTCAGTATCTACCTGGGGTACGGCGATGCTGGCAAAATCCTGCGCCAGCGGATTGAATCAGCAGCCGGCGGCAACCTGAATAGATTCATCGTCGATGCCATCCTCGAGCATCTGAAAATCACTGGGTCTAAAGACCCAAGCTCTATCATCCATAAATGAGACTAAAGACCCATACGATTTACCTTGACCATGGATGATATATCCGGCATACTCTATGTATGAAACAGACCACACTAACAGGAGGTCACACAATGAAAAACAAAAAAGCGTACATGACAAAAGAAGGGAACGGACAATGGATGATTTATCAATGGGATGAAAACGTGGGATGTTACCGCTCAGGAATTTCCCGGAATTATTTCGCGGCCCGGGCAGCCATCGGCGAGATTCGGATTGAAGAGGCCACACGATGACAACCGAAAAACGCGAAGCGATCACGAAACACATTCTTACTTCGGAAGTGGCCATTGCTCAATGCACCTT